GTTTAGATGATTGGATAGATAACGACACTTCTCCAGACAAAGAAAAAGAACATGTTATTTATCAAGTCTTAGTTAAGATGCCGTCTAATCCTTTTTTTATTGCTCATTCTTATTCTTTACTGCCCGTCATGTCTAATATGGTGTTGAAATGGATAGGGGCTAATAAATTAGAAGATTCAAAAGAACATTTTAATAAAGCATACATGTGGAGAGCAGCTTATTACGATGTTGTTTTAGAAGTAGTTAGATTGTTATATGGTTATACAGTTGCTGCTGAAGCTAGTGCTTATGTTGCTAAGATGTATGGCGAGACTTTTAAAGATTATATAAAGGAGTTTGAAAATGCCTGATCCAGTCAGCGCAACCGTTGGAAGTACCGTAGTTGGCGGTTATATGCAAAACAAAGCGTCTAAAAGACAGGCTTCTGCAATGAACGCACAAGCAGCAGCGCAGGTTGAAGCTGCTCGGATAGCTGCTGAAGAAGCTCGATTTAGACCAGTAGGAATTACTACTCGGTTTGGTTCTGCTACGCCACAGTTTACTGACGGTAGGCTAACTGGTTACGACTATCAAGGTTCTCCTGAATTAGTTGGCTTTCAAGACCAGTTAAGCAACATATACGGCTCTAGTCTTGGTCAAGCTGAACGTGCTGCTGGTTATCAACCACAGTTTGAACAAACTGCTCAAGGTTTATTTAACTTAGGACAGGCTGAAGTACCACAAAGTAGGGAACAGATCATGGCACAGCAACAAGCTCTGTTACGTCCTTACGATATAGAGGCAGAACAACGATTAGCTGCTGGAGTATTTGGTCGAGGTCGAGGTGGATTAAGTGTCGGTGCTGGAGGTAATCCAGAACTACAAGCATTTGCTGAAGCACGGAGTCGTAGAGACGCACAGTTACTTGCTAATGTAGATCAGACATTTATGAACAGAGCGCAACAAGCTGCTGGTTTAATGGAACAAGGATCAGGAGTATTAGGAACAGGTTACAAGATGCAACAGGCTGCGTTAACACCTTTTGAAACTCAGTTTGGATTATCTGGTAGGTTAGAAGATGTAGCTAAACAACCTATGGATATAGGAACAGCTTTAGGGCAACAAATTACGACAGCTAACACTAACGCAGGTAATATAATGCAACAAGGATCTAACAACGCTGCTGAACTTCAATCACAGGCTTCACAAGCCAGAGCGTCTGGATTAGCGTCTATGGGTCAAGGTATTGCTAACTTAGGTCAGCAGTACGCTCAAAATCAAATACTACAAGATTATTTGAATCCAAAGACTGCTGCTCCGATTGACAACAGAGCAATTGATCGTAATGCTTTTGCAGCCCGTAGAGCAGCAGCAGGTGTGTCTAATTATTCAAATAATTATTCTTCTTTACCTCCTATAGACGCAACAAGAGGTGGTTTTACTGGTAATTTATTTCCTCAAGGATTTCCTCAAAGGATGTCTAGTTACTCGATTAATTACGGTTCTCCATCTCCTGTAGCTACAAGTGGTAGTTTTACTGGTAATTTATTTAAAACTTATTAACTAACAAAGGTATTAAGATGGCTGACAGTTTATTTGGACCTTCTCCAACACAAATTTTATATGCTAGACAAAAAGATTTAGCAGACCGACAAGCTGAAGATTATAGAACGTATTTGTCTACTGCTCAGACTCCAGCAGAGCGTACTGCTATTATGGCTGGTAGAACGCTGACACAAGGCTTTGCACCTTTGCTTGGTTTAGGAGCAGGAGCGCAAGACCCTATGTTACAGCAAGCCTCGATGACTCAGAACATTATATCTAAGTACGGTGCAGATGCTTTAACTAATCCAGATACTTTAGATCAAATGGCTGCTGAGTTTAAAGCAAGTGGAATGAACAATGAAGCATTCCAATTAGCTCAACGTTCTGCCGACATTAGAAAAAACAAACCTAAAGATCCTGATAAATTTATAACTGCGTCAGGTAAAGATTTAATGGAAAGATTTCCTGATCTATTTAGTGGTTTAGATGAATTTGCTGGTTATCAAGTTAATACAACAACTAATGAAGTAAAAGATTTAGGTTCAGGACTTACTATCGGTACAGTTCCTCCTGGATCTAGGCTTAGAAGAACTAAAGATGGTTTAGTTGTTGAAAAAATACCAAGTACACAAGATGAAGAAGATAATTTTATAGCAGCCGTAGATTCAGCACAACAAGCAGCTTTAGCTTTAGGTAATGTTAGAAAATCTAAAGAAATAATAAAAAACAATAAATATATAATGTTTATGGATGGACTTGCTCTAAGATTTTTTGATCCTAATAGTTTTATAGGTGGCAAACTTCCAACAGAAGTAGGTAACTTATACGGAACTATTCAATCTTTACAATCTGAAATTGCTTTAGGTGCTTTAAGAAGACTTAAAGAAGCGTCTCCAAGTGGCGCAAGTGGTTTAGGTGCTGTAAATCAACGAGAGTGGGGAGCATTAGAAAATAACATAAGAAATCTAGATTTAAGAAAATTAACTGTTTCTCAATTATATGAAAATTTAGGAACTATAGAAAGACAGTTTGAAACAGCTATTAATAAAATTAAAAATGATCCAGACTTAGAAAGAAGAGAAAGAGGACTTAAACTTTTAGAAGAAGCTGGTTTATTAGATCAAGTTTTTTTAGAAGGTCAAAATAATAGTACTTCTTCTTCAAGTACGCAATCTGATATTGATATTGGACTCAACTTTGGTGGACCAGGAGGATAATTAAATGGCTTTAACGCTTCAACAAACTAGAGAACAATACCCTCAATATGCTGACGTTCCCGATGGTAAATTAGCTTATGGTTTATGGAATACACTAGCTAAACCAAAAAATATGGCAATGGGTGAGTTTGCTAGTCAAGTAGGATTAACAGACGATCAGTTTGGTGAAATGATTGCTTTTAGTAAATCTGTTGGTTATGAGCCTACTTCTCAGACTTCAATTGAAGGAGCTGAAAAATCTATATCTCCTAAAGCAACAAAAGCATTACAGTTTTTAGAAGGTCAAGGTATTGGTTGGGGCGATGAAGCTATAGCTGCAATAGCTGCTGCTTTTGACGGAAAAGGAGATTTTAAAAGATCTTATAAAGCATATAAAGCAGAACTACTTTCTAATTTAAAACAATATCAAAAAGAAACTCCGTGGGAAGCATTAGGTGTAGAAGTAGCTGGTGGTTTTGCAAGTCCTTTAATATTTCTTTCTGGTCCTAAACCAATAGAAAGACTTTATACTGTTGGTGGTCCTCTTATTAAATCAATTATTACAGCAACTAGGGCTGCTATAGGAGGTTCTGTTTATGGCGCAGGTGCTGCTGAAGACGTAGAAAGCATACCAGAAGAAGCAATTCAAGGAGGTTTAACTAGCGTATTTACTTCTCCTTTAGGTACTTTAATTACAGGAACAGTAAGAAAATTAAAAGGTGGTAGTTCGTTAGCAAACGGTTTTGATGAAATGTCATTAAGACCTACTTTAGAATTAGCTAAAACTAATACTACTAAGGCTTACAAATTATTAGATGACTCTGGTTTTAAATATAAATCTGGTGATTTTCAAACTGTTTACTTAAATGCGTTAGAAGAAATAGACACTAAAGCTCTAACTAAAGTTGCAGGTAAATTAGATCCAAAAAGTAAAGATCCTTATGAAAGAGCTTTAAGTTATTTAAATACTCAAGCATTAAAAGATCAAAATCTGTCTAGTATGGAAAATATTAGACAAACTTTATGGAGATTTGCAACTGATCCAAAATTAGCTGAAGCAGATAAAAAATCTGTAATGTCTCTTTATAGGAAAATTAGTGAATTTTCTGACAATGCTTTACCTACAGATGGAAAACTTAAAGGATATGTCCAAGCTGCTCGATTAGCTTCTAGTCAACAACAAAAAGCTGAAGCAATGCACATAGCGTTTGCAAAAGCAGCAAAAAACGCTAAAGGATCTAAAGACCCTGTTTCAATTTATACAGCAGCTGCTGACGAACTATTATTAGATCCTAAAGTTAAAATGCACTTTACTGAAGAACAAATAAAACAATTAGAAAAATTTTCTAAAGGAAACATTTCTAGAGATCTAAGACAATTATTAAGTAAATTTACACCTACTGCTAATCATTGGATGTTCATGATTCACGGTATTGGTGCAGTAAATAATCCTCTTTTCTTAAGTTTTTCTGCAGCAACGCTAGCTGCTAGACGATCTGTTAAAAAAGAAATGGGTCAAAAAACAACCGAAATGGTCAAAGAAGCTACTGGAATACCTAAACCAAATGAACTTCCTCCTGTTGGTCCAGTAGCTGCTGGAATTGCAGGTGCAACTGTAGATCAACGAAGACCAGAATTAACAGACTCTCTTATACCTACTTTACCTTAAATAAAATATGAATAAGTTACTTAAAGCGTTATCTAATTTTGTATCCCCTGACAAAAAGATAGGACCATCCTATGACAATTTTTCTAGAGATGAGTATCATTTTGCTTATGATCCTGAAGCTAGGCCCACTTTAGCTAATAAAACTCCTTATGAACAACCTAGTGAGCTTACTGAAGGTATGATGGGCGGTATGCCACCTCCTGAAATGCAACAACCTGAACAAGTTCCAAGCGTTGTGGTTGAGCCTAGTCAGCAAGTAATGGGTGGAGTAGAGGTTAATCCTAATGTACAAGGCGGTATGCCTCAACCTCCGTTACCAGTTAGAGAAACAATGCCTTCTCCGTCTTTAGAGATGCCAGGTGGTCCTCGAATGCAGTCGGTAGCTGACCAAGTTATTCAAGACTTAACTGCTAAGATCGGTACTGATATTAATAAAGACGCTCAAAAACAGTTGGATGACGAACTAGCAGGTACATTATCTAGTTTTGGATATGGAGCAGGTAACTTGTTTGGTGGTGTAGGTGTCGTGCCTTCTATTAGTCCACAAAGCGATAGACTACCGCCTAGTCAATTACCAGGTGTCGATTACTCTATAGAAGGTGTTGAAAGTTTATTTAGTGGTGCAGGACCAGATGCTACGTTTCAACAAGCACCTCCAGAAACCAACACAGACATTTTAATTACTCCTGAAGGGAGCGAATACATTGAAGAATTAATGCAAACTCCTGAACAACGAGAACAAGCAGAATATGGTGGTATGGATATGCCATCTCAGGAACAAACAGTACCTCTGGTCCAGCCTTACTTAGATAGATTTTCAGGAAATAGAGCAGAAGCTGTTGACGATCTTCTTTCAGCCCAAGCATTAGAACGAATGGGTTTTAGTGATCTTGAATGGACAGCTTACAGAGAAGGTATTGCTGATGTAGAATCAAGAAGTAGCGGTGAATATA